CATCAGGCTCAACTAATTCTTTTAAACTATTTAATTCTTCAATCTTAGGAGCTAAATCAACCTCTTTCTTCACTACCTCATAGGTTGTTACTTTATCTTTAGTCTTTACTACCTGTTTATCTTTTATCTTACTTAAATCTGCCATTAGACCTCCGACCAAGCCGATACAGATACAACATCTCCACCAGCATTTTTACTAATAACTTTAGTATAACTTGTAGAACCAATAGTCTTGGTTAAGGTTGTAGTTGAATCTACTGTAGTATCAGCGTTTGAGATGGTGAGTGAAGCATTGCCTTGAATAGCAACAGGTCTTTCCAGTGATCCAGTAATAGGATTAATAGTTACCACCTCAACTACGTTCACCTGATAAGTCTGATCAAATGACTGGTTGGCTATTTGAGTAGTTGTTTGAGACGTAGTATCGTTTTTAGCTTTATCGTTTATGGCCATAAAAAAAAAGCCCTCCACAAAGGGAAGGCAATTAAATTTAATTGATAGTTAAATTATACATTATTCAAAAATTATCACCAACTATGCCTGTCCATTTCTTGAAAAACCAAACGGTGCATCTCTTTTGAGTTTTTACACCGAGCTAACTTCATAAATAATGAACGCTTTTGCGCTGAATCACTTATAAATCCAACATTTTTCCACGCTTTAACTACCCCACCTAATCTGTCTAACAAAATTGAAGAATCTGTTTGGTCATCCATCCCCAATTCTTCCCGGATATTATCAAGCATTCTTCCCATGGTATTAACATTTGGTACCTTACCTTTAATTATTAATTGACTTTCCAAATAACCAGATATCTCTCTTAAATTAGACAACTCTTCACTTGGTAAATCTTTAACATTACCTTCTAAACCTAAGACATCTAACACCACCTGTGGCATTGACTCACTATCTACAGGTTCAGCCGTAACAGTATCCACCCCGGTGTTATTGTTTTCTGGTTCTTTTTCATATTCTCTTGTTTCAGCTGGTTGTGTTGGGGCTTCCCTAAAAGTTACTTCTGGCATATTTAATTATAACCATTAAGTATGAGTTTATAAACACTTTCCCATTTTTTAATGTTTTTTTCAAGAGAATATGTGCCTACGACCTCACTATATGCCTTCTGCCAGATGTTTTTCCTTAAGGTGGCATCTTCTATCATTAAACTCAAATATTTAACCCATTCGTCATTATTTTTAGCAATAAAACCATTTTTACCATTTTTAATCGTCTTAGAATAAACTGTTGGTGAAGCAACTGTTACCCCACCGGCAATAGTATTTTCTAAAAATTTTATATTTGACTTACAACGATTAAAATTATTATCTCTTAGTGGGGCAATTCCAATATCCATTCCTAATCCATTAAGCCTAAGAGAATAACTATCAAATGGTACCCCTAAAAAACAATCTACATTAGTAAAATTCTTAAAAACTTCTCTCCATCGTAAGTCTCCCACCATTAGCAACTCAACCTTATCTTTATACTTTGTTAATATCTCTTTTAAAGCTGGAGCAATCATTTCAATGTCAAGCAAGTGTGTTACTGAACCAACGTAACACAACCTAATTTTATCAGTCTCATTCTTTTTGATAGGCATTTTCCAATATTCCATATCCATATAATTAGGAATAATAAATACATTCTTGTTGAACTTCTTAAGGTAAGTAGCTAGATGTTCATTAGTAGTGGTAATACCATCAGCAAACTTAGCAAACGATTGCAAAATAGGTGAAGCGTCCCAAATTTTATGATCTTTATAATGAGGATTATCTTCTGTTACCTCAATCATGTCATCAAAATCAAGGATTATTTTGGTGCCATAGTCCCGCTTGATAGCTAAAATTAATTTAAGAGCTTCTAAATCAATTATTCCTTGCGGGATAATAATATCGTACCCCAATAATTCTTCCGGTGTAGTGGTTGCCCCCACATCACTTGTTTTAATACTCACTGTATGACCTAAGCGGGCCAAATACTTCATAGGATGGGTCACCCGCCATTGTCCACTACCAGAACTATTTGGAAACGCTTTTATCTTCATAATCAGTTTTGCCTGTTGGGTAAACCTTAACAAATAATATCCTAGAAGTGTTAGTTATATATTCCTTGTCACCATTAGCTATTATATGAGTCCAATTACCTGATTCTATTTTTTTAACATTACGCAGGGTTAGTTTGGTCCCATTGTCAAACTGTATCTCTTGTGTGTGGGGAGGTGGGTGAATCATTTTGTTTCCAGAAAATCGGTAATGAAATGCCATTCGGCATCTAAAGGTATTTTTTGCATGTTTAAAAAACAATCTTCTATGTTATTGAGTGATGGAGCACCCATGTGTCCGTGTAGCTTCCACACCTCTTTATCCGATTTCCAAAATGGCTCGTCAATAGATAAATTATATTCATAAAATCTTTTAGTTCTGAGTGCATTAGGTTGATTACGATCAACTCCCATCCACCAACCTTGCTCATCAAGCACGTCAACTAAATGTTGATTGTAGAGCCACTGGGGGGCCTTAAAACCCTTTTCATAAGATAGGCCGTCGTCAACAAAGAACTCGTTAATAGCTTTTAGGGACAATTCAATGGTTTCCCTGTCGGCATTGAAAAACTCTTGGGGTAGATGAGCTACTCCGTGGGGAATTAGTTGTATCCAGTCAAGATTTTCTTTTAGCCGTCTTATTCCCTCGGTCCTCATGGTTCGTAACAATGACTTCTCAGCGTGAAAGTCAAAAGGAATATGAAAGCAGGACAGTTTCATGTCGGGATACCTATCTTTAAGGCGTAAGATTTTATCCCACGCAAAAAAGAAAATCGTACTGTCGTCCAAATCCCAAGCTACTTTTTGCATACAAACTCCTTTAGAATGTCGTCACCAACTTGATATAAATCGTCTTTACGCTCAATTATATTAAATAAATGTTTATCAATATCCTTAAACCAATACTGTCTATCGCCACCCTTATCCTGCTCAGCTGTCCAAACAATCAAAAGCAATATTCCACCTTTTTTCAAGGCTCGTTTATAATTTTTAATTGTTTTAATAGCATCTTCTTTATTAACGTGATCTAAGGTAGACAAATCAATAATCAAATCATACTTTTCTTTGTCATTAATTTCTCGAATGTCTCCCAAACTAATACGAGCTTTCAGGTCAAGTTTTAAAGCCCTAACTACCAAATCAGGAGCTATATCAAAAGCAGTTATGTCTCCATCACCCAAATTTCCAACAATTCCTCCTTCAACCGGTGAACTGTAAACTTCATTGTCTAAATCAGTTTTAAGAATAATTTTTGAATTATACTTATCCTTAATCTGACAAGCCCTATCTAAATAATACTGATGAAGAATTACGGTGTCATTAAATATCATTTTTCTAGTATAGATAAATAACGATGAAGCATTATTTCAGTATGAGGGTCAATATCTTGTTCTAGTTTAATCTTATAGCCACGCTTAGTACACCATTCAGTCATTCTTTTGTTGGCTTCCTTGTAATCATACCAAGTTTCTATTATTACAATCTTTGGTTTGTGTTGATCAATCACTGTTTTTACCGAATTATTCAAGTCTTTATCTTCTAAGGGAGATATATCATCTGTGATATCACTCATACCTAAAACCAATAAAATATCACACTTGGTAATTGTCTTTATAAAGTTTTTACTACTCTGTTGTTTAATGGTTGCTTTATACCCTCCCACCCACCTATCAACAATTAAATCATTTCCTCTATAACTCATATAGTCATGTTCTAAGTAATTAAGAATCCGTCCTTCAAGGCAATCCAAATCAATAATAAACTTATCCTTAGTTTTGCCTTTTAGGTATTCGGCAATTATTACCAGCCTATCGTCACACTTTTGATTTAAATATTCCCAAGTCATTTTTTAGCCAGCGCACTTGTTAGAATGTCGCTATAGATATTGCAACTAATAACTTGAAGTCCGGCTTGTTGAAGTTGTTTTCTTAATGCTTGGTGGGATAAACGCCAGTAGTCCCCGTAGTCTCCTGTGCCATGATAGGGATACATAAACGGACAATCAATGATTAGGTATCCACCCTCTTTGAGTATACGGGCCGATTCGTTAATAGCTTTAGTAAAGTCATAAATATGCTCTAGTGTTTGAGAAACTATAATTAAATCAAATCTTTCCGCTTCAAGCCCAGTATCACACAAATCAGCAACTATATCAGGTTGTAAATGAGCCACGTTATCCATTGTCGCCCACTTGTTACCGTTTCCAAATATTTTAAAATTTCCACTTGGCTTTTCATCACCATCTATACCAACTTCTAAGCACTCCCATTTTTTATCATCAGGCATGATTACGTCCCGATAAGAAAGCATAGTTTTGATTACAGTTTGTCTTAATTCGCTTAGCATGGATCAGAAGCCTCATAAATCATTAATGCGTCAGTATTAGTAATCTTTAAATCTGATAAAAAAGAAGTCATGGGAGAATAGTGATTAGCATCAGCGTAAACTAAATAACGGGGTTTAGATAAGTGAATTGTCTCAATAAACAACCGGCGCATAATTCCTTTTTTAAGGTAATCAGCGTGGCCCATGGTTGAGTAGACTAAAGTTAGCTTGTTGGAATGGAGGAGTTCAAGGAAAGCGACTAGAATTGACTTGTCAAAGCACCCGTAAAAATCAAAGTAATGCTTGGAACAATGTCTACCGTAGGTGTGGGGCCAGCCCTTCCTTATGTCCACCCATTCACCAGTTGGGAGTAGATACATATAATTAATATCTCTGCCTTGACGAATAGGTTTAGAAGCGTAAATAGCCAAAATATCTTTTAGCAGTCGGGGAGTTATTTTGCTAACCTTTTTAACCTTGAAGTCTTTTTTCCATTCCCTTCGGCAATCTTTGTTTAAAGACTTAAAATAACTCTCAAAGTCAGTTATGTCGGCAAACAAAGGATTAGGATAACGATAAATAAACTTTTTAATATAATGACAATTACTTTTCATTTTTTACAAATAAATAAGTAGATTGAAACACACCATTACTAAAAAATTGGTCTAGCATTTTAAGTGATAAATCAAACTTCATGCCTAAATAAATCATTTGTTCGGTAGTCGGAATAAGACTATGCCACTCACTTCCACCCCACGACTGATCGGGGAGAGTAATAGATATATATTTGTTAGATACCCTAGTCATTTCTTCCATTAGGCCTAAATGTGAATAAGCGTGTTCAAACACATCCCGGCTAAAGACTAAATTAAATTCACCATCTTTGAAAGGCATTTGGTGCATATCACCCAAGGTGACATCAAACCCTAATCCTTTACATCTCTCAACCGATTGTTCGTTACCATCTATCCCCTTACCATCAATACCCTGCTCATTGAATACCGTCATTTCAGTTCCATCACCACTACCAACTGATAAATAGTTATCAATCTTGCCGGTGTATTTAAGGGTAGTGTTAATCGCCCTTAAGATATTACTAGAATGTCCACTAGAGTTCATTACCTCCGAACAGGTTTTATTTATCCAATGGTTCATATTTATCTCCATATTGGTGACACTTCTCCCATTTACGCTTTTCAAAATAATCTTTGTATTTTTCAATCTGCCCCTGAGTACCATCTAAACCATGGTTCACAAAATAATTTTCTAAATAGGCCATTTGGTATTCTTTGGAAGACAAATACATACTAAACTCCACATCCTGACTTCCGTGTAGAGTCGCTCCTTCTTCTGGCCACCTAAACTCTTCATAAGCCCTAGAATCAACGAAATGAGTTATTCCACCTAAATGTCTCGCCATACCCACCAACTCACCTTTTAAAGTGCCATAGACAACCCTGGGGGCGCCACCAGGGTTGTCTCTTAGTCCCGAAATATAGCAAGAGAGAGCTATTTTTCGGTTGGCTTTCCATATACTGACCATTTTACTTAACCATTTTTTAGTTTTAAAAATAGCGTCATTGTCTACTTTAACAATGATGTCATACCCCTTACCTTTAATCCAATCTAAAGCTTGATTACTAGCAATAGAAATCCCCTTATTATCAGCATTAATAATTAATTGAACATCTTTATCTTTGGCATATTCTTTTAAGTATTCTACTGTCCCGTCCGAACTACCGTTGTCCACGACTATATGCGTGAATGGATAGTTAGCAGTTGTGTGCAGGGTTCCAAAAGACACAGTAGTTTCGGGCAGGCGGTTGTAAGTTAGTGTGAATATAGCCACTTTAGGCTCAGTCACTTCTTTGAGATAAGGGACTTCTATCTCACAATCTACCGAATCCCATTTAGGTCTCATCATTCCATCAGAATCAAGTGTTTGCATGCTCATACAACCCTTAACCATGTGATAATCGGTAATAACCATGGGCACGTGTTTAAATGTGTAGCCATATTTAGCTGCTCTCACCCATAAATTCCAATCTAAATACTTCTGATACTTTTCATCCCAACCACCAAGGTTAAAAACCACCTCTCTTTTCATTAAAGCATCACTCGTATCAATAAAATTAGACTTCATTAGAATATCTAATCTAAATTCAGAGCTTCTCCCTACCGAAGAAGGCATTTTGGCACCATTCTCTCCCAACCCAACATCGTCAATCACCCACCTATCACCATACACAATGTCAGCTTTATCAATTTCTTTTAAAAGTATAAGTAAATGATCGGGCCTAAAAGCATTATCATCGTCTAAATACGCTATATATTCACCTTTAGCTTGTTTAGTGCCAAAATTCTTGGGTCGGGAGTGATTACCAAAATGTTCTATCTCAAAATAACGAATTTTTGGGTCTTTGTATGCTTCAACGATCTTTTTGGTCTTTAGGTCTTTGCCGTCTTGAACAATTATATGTTCATAATCTTGATAAGATTGATTTTGGACTGATTCTATGCACCTTTTAAGTAATTTTGTTTGATTAAAAGTACTGGTTATTATTGAAATCATTTAAATATCCCCAATATGTCAGGAAAATAAATAAGCTTACAGGTTTTGTCTTTAATCATCAAATTAAGTCCAGCTCCTCGCTTAAAAAGTATTTTATCTCCCACCTGACAAGGACACTCCGTTACTGTTTTATCCCAAATCAATGTCGGACCAGCTTCTAAAACTACTCCCTCATTTGATTCTTCTACTTCCTGGGCAATTATAATTCCCGCTTCTGTCTGAGTTTCAATTTTGTTATAGCTAATCAAAACATAACCAGGTGCAGGAATTAAATCCGAAACAAAAGTTCCAGCTTCTAATAATTGCTTAAATGGTTTATTGACCTTTTCTTTCTTCTTATCATCAATCTCTTTTCTCCAAAATGGTTTGTTTCTGGCTATTTCTGCTTTTCTACCTTTCTCCCAATTGCGAGCCTTCTCACTTGTCTTCATTTGGAGGGTTCTCTCTTCATCAAAAGCATCTAGGGCTTTTTGTTGGGTAGCGATGTCTGGGTTCTTAATATCTTTTTCATACTTCTTCCAAGTAATATCTACCATGGAAAGATTATATCACATAAAAAGCCCCCAAAAAGGGGGCCTTCTATGTTTGTCGTGACAATCAGTTATTAACCGGTTGAGGAGACAACACTGCGCATATTGACAGCGAAAGCGCTGTTCAACATGTTAGCACCGAAAGTACATTTCCAACCTAACGTGGCGATCTTGTCAGTTGGATCAGCTGTTCCAGCGGAGCCAAAGTCTTTGATAAAGGTCTTGAGGTTTTGAAGCTCAGATACACCAAAGGCATCTTTACCGAAGAAACTGGTCGTATAGATAGTAGCAGAAGCCAAGTAGGCACTGTTACCAGCTATTGTGTGACCATTGCTGGTTTCGAGGAAACGAACACCATACAATTTACCAATTTCTCCCTGAAGGATTTTATCGGTATTGACATAGGTATTGGTAGTAATCCAACCACCTGTGGTTGTATCACCCTCCAAATCATAGGAGACATCCGGATGGATGACGGCTACGAAACTACCATCTGCCAAAGGCATGGAATCATTTCTTCTTAAACTTCTAACAGCTCGGCGTACATCTCCAATATCAATGGTTCCCGTTGAGGGGATTGACGAGAAGTGGGCGGCAGAATTTACGTTCATGATGGTACCTGAATTAGAGATACCTTCTCGGACATAAGTGTCAATGGAGATACCAGCGTTGTAAGCTAGTCTTTCCATAGCAGCTTTCTTAAAGTCACCAAAAGAGGTGTATGCCAGCAAATCGGAGTACGATATAGCATTGTCAAGCTGAACGGTTGTACCAGTGACGTGAACGGCAGAAAGAGTGACCGCAGAAGTTGCGACACCTTCACCGCTACCGGAGGTAACAGTTGTTAAGTTGACAAAACGAGTCCAATAAAGGACTTGTGAACCATATCCACCCTGACCGGCTTCAATCTTACGATTGAGTTGACCTAACTGTTTGTGAATCAAATTGGATTCGGCGACTCTTAAAAAGAGTTCGTCATAATACCGATTTTTCATCACTGCAGCATTGGTTGCATGAGTGGTTAATGCGGACATATTTTTTGTCTAAATAATAATTACCACTGTCCTATCTTTTTCAAGTAAGCTTCTTTTTCTTCCAACGACATGTCGGCTGGATTCTTATCGGCCACCTTCTTAGATGAAGAAGTGATACCCGAGTCAGATTGTTGGGTTTTTACAATCCGTGCCTCATTTCTCGCCTGTTCTTGAAAACCGCCAAGTTTTTTAGCTCTATCTATGGCTCTGCGAGCAGCTTCCAACTTTGTGATTGTCGGTAGTATCTGCCCTGTTATAGAGTCATAACGATGAGAAGACTGATAAATTTCAGCTCCCATCTCGTCTAAGACTTGCGAATATTCAGGACTGTTCGGATTGAACTGAGGTAACGTCTGGTTTAAAAGTTCGGTTTCCAACATTGCTGTGGTTGATGTATTTATACCTGACATGGGTTGTTGCGCGATCTGCGGTGAAGCCACATCTTTTTTAACGGACGCTTTTGCGCGTTCAGCTTCTTTCCACTTAGCATAAACCTCATCAAACCGTCTTTTAGGGACGTACTTTTTACCATCTTCATCTTCAGCTTCTTCCGGCTCGGTTTCTGCAGTTTCCTGTTCCGGTTTCTTTTCAGGTTCCCCTTCTGGGACTTCCTCTGATTCTGTAATGGCTGTTTCTTCTTCTGAGGGGACTTCCTCACTGTCAGTTGTCTCTGTCAGTTGACCATCTTCTCCAGTTATGGAGTGATCATTAAATGCGTCCTTAAGATCGTTGATGTTATCTTGATCATTCATAATTTTGCAGGGTTTGAGACACCCAGAAACTCTCAATTAATTAAGCACCGACTCGGTGAGCGAATGGTTGAGAGCCATAAATAAAGGTCTAACCCTTATTTATGTTTCTCAAATCAACAACTACTCCATTTATCAATCTGTAGTAACCTGGAATATGGGTTCCCCAGCTACAAAATTGACAAGTGATGCTACCACTGTAATCATACTTATATCCTTTGTGAGTCATCCAAGTCTCCTTCGTGTGAGTTGGACAAATGTGTATTTGGGTTGGGGAACAGGATATCTTTTCTCCATCCCAAAATTCATCACTACTCGCTGGAAGGGGGCTTGGATTTTTCATTTCTGAAATTGTTAAGGTGCTCTAATGTAATAGTGACTTCAGCTAATAAATTTTGAAGTCCAACAACTTCACCCCGATAAGCAGCATACTCGTTCATATCTTTAAAACCTTGCCCTATAGCTCTATTAGTAAAATCAGCAACCTTACCAGCTATATAATCTTGAATGTGTTTCCAACCAGCTGTGTTTGCCATTTCTTCAAAAGCACCAGCCTTAGTCAACATTTCTTCTTTAAAGTCCATATTGTTCCTCCGTTGGTTCAGGATTAGTAACTTGCTCAACTTCTTGTTGTAGTTCAGGTGGTATACCTTGGCCCATTATTTCTTGTTCTAATTCTTGATCAGGATTAAGCTCTTGGGGTGGCATGGGTTGACCATCTGGTCCTACTTGTGGTTGTTGAGGTGGTTTAGGTAAATCAACAATAAGATTTTCACTATCTAAACCAATCTCTAATTTATCAAACATTTTTTTAGCTACCTCATCAAAATTAAGCATTTTTTGCTGTTGAGCTAGACCTTGAGCCCAGACAGGAGTTGTCATCTTATCAACTGCATTAAAGAAATTTTCTTGTAAAGCAATTGGATCATTTAATTGATCACTACTAACCTTGGCAATAAAGTCATAGTTTCCAACTACTGAAGGCTGGATATCTTCTGGTAGCAACTTAAGAAAAGCAAAGTCTTGACTTTTAATATCTAATTTACCCCGAGTATCTTCTCCGGGAAATATCTCTTGTCCTTCCAGTGAAGTTGTTGCCATCTTTGTATTCTTTTTAAGATAATCAATAGCTTCACTTCCGATAATCCTAAGTGTTTGAGCCTCGGTAGTATATTGAACCCTTAAGTCTTTCCATTGATTAGCAATTGGTTGAACAACCATGTGATTAAACAATTGGACCTTAAGCTTGAATTGAGCATTAGCTTCTTGTTGAATTAAGCGTGTTCCAGTAGCAGTGCTATTAGCAGTATTTTTATCATTATTGATTCCAGCAGTGTAATCAGTTATTCCGGAGCCATTTTGTAAACTAGAAGTAAGATAGTTCATTGTTTGAACAAAAGTTGGACCGGTTACATCAGGTGTACTTACCTGTTGAACACCATCAATATCATTTGCGGTAATTATATTGCCTGGTTTACTGATAAGGGTATGCATATCTACCCCAGAACCTTTTCTTACTTTCCACATTGTGTTTAAGGTCAGTTGAACATTATCAAGTCTCTGGTTAAGAACAGCATTAATAGCTCGTTGAATGCGTTCAATTGGCTCAATCTCTCCCATTCCAAACAAGTCACCGGGATATGGATAGTCAACTCCGTGAACTATCGGAATTTGACCATGAAAATAAGGATTATCAATTTCTCTAATAATCAAATTGTGTTCCGGGACATAATCACACCAACCATCTTTGGTAAAGCGACGAAGAATAACAATGTCTGGATTGGAAGCATCTTCACCTACATACTCTTGAGTTGACAACATAATCCTTCGGTGTTCTCTAAAATTCATATCAGTTGGCTGACTACCAACACCCTGCTTTTTATCTTTAGAAACATCAATTGCTTCTTTAAGCTTGTCAAGGTTTTTATAATAATCTCCACCTCTAGTTTCGTTCTCAGATTCTAACTCTTCAATAGTTTTAAAACGTCGGTAAATAAACCAACGCATATTTTCCATATTAGTAGCATTAGGATCAGGAAAACAATCATAAATATTCAAAGCCTCAAAATTAGGTCCATCAAAAGCAACCATCTTAACAGTTTCCTTGTTTAAAGGTGTCCAAACCATCCGGCCATTAATGTTTTTAGGCTTCATTCTTACCTTATCTTCTTCTCTAAAATCCCAATAGCAACGTCCAAAGGCTGTCCCAAAAATAAGCATTGACTTAACAAAGTTGACTAATTTAGGAAACATCTCTGCTCGACGCCAATCATATTTAATCAAGGAGTTAAGGATGTGAGCTACACCCATATCGCCTTCTTCTTGTGGATAAAAGGAACCAGTGGGCTCATTAGCTACCATTCGGGGAGTAACAGTTTCAATTACCCTAAAGACACGAGGATCAAACACACGAGCTTTATTAGGATAGTTTTGAGGGTTGATATAACTACGATAAAGCTCTTCTTGATCATTAAACCTCTCGTGAATTGGGTCTAAATAATTTTTAGACAGCTCATATTGTTCGCTAATTTCTTTAGCTAATTTAGTATCGTCTTGTTTGTAGGTTGACATAAAAATAGCTGGCACATCGGCCAGCCTGAGTTAATTTAACTTAAAGTTACTTTTATTTTATATTATTTAGAATATTATTACAAACTAGATTCACTTCCCTTCTTCAACCAAGTCTTAGAAGTAATGATTACCATCTTCTCTACTACTCCACGTCTTACTGAAAATCTTATGTCTAGTTCACCATATTCTACCTCTTGAACCATTTTTTCCAACTCAGGAATATAGGGTTTGGCTAATTTAATATATTGAGCAAATTCTTCTGCTGTTGGCATTAGACTCCTATGGTTTGATCTGAAGGTTCAAACTCTGGTAAATTATAATGTTGTGGTTCTGGTTTCATATAGCTCATAGCAAAGTACCTAATACTATCAACCGCATCGTCCTCACGCTTCAAAGGAACTTCTTTTATTACCCCATCCATACTTTTATTTTCCATCCAACGATACTTTTCAAACTCATCAGCAATCCATGTTAAATCTTTATTAAACATTAAAGTTGGTTTTCCAGTATCTTTCCTTACTCTCAATAACTCGGCTACTTTAGTAATCCCCATTTTAACTGAGTCTGGTCCCTTTTCTACTGGTTCAAAATAACAACCCATCCTTACTAACTGTTCTATGCTCATTGGTTGAGCTGAATCAGCCACCGGATTAGTAATTATCTTTCCAGCATCTTTAATCCGAACAGCATCAGCGATATCTTGCTCTACCATATTGGTTTGATATATCCCATCATAAGCATAAATTTCATTACCATTTGAATTAATAGCAAAATAAATAAGGGCTGACTTATGGCCAAAACCAAAATCTAACGATCTAGTATAAGTCCAATTAAAATCTATATTTGGAATATCCACCATGTGTATTTCTCTCTTAAATTCTTTATAAATCAACCCACTCATCTTTCTAAACTCCCCCATAAACTCTTGCTGAAAAGAATCCTCATCCATCTCCTGACGAGCCTTATCTATCTCTTCTTTTTCAATATAAGGATTATCATAAGTGGTGAAGTGAAATGATTTGTAATCTAGGTCTGTAGACTCATATAATGACTTGAAATGATTAAATCCATTGGGAGTGGAGATAAACCATACCGAAGCCTTAGAATCAACTAGAGTCGGTCTAACGACCTTCCAAACATCATCCCATTTATCAATAAAAGCTGTCTCATCAAACACACAAAAATCTATTCGGACACCCCTAAGAGTATCTGGGTCTTCAGCTCCTTTTAATAATATTTCACTACCATTGCTAAGTACAAACTTCAATTCCGTTTCGTTTTTGGAAACAATAATTTCTGGTGGTATAAGTTCTCGTAACATTGCCCACATAATAGACTTTGATTGTTTATAATTTGGGCTAACATACCAAACAATTGATTTGACATTATCAGTTGCAAACTGGAGCATTTGAATTGAGACTAGATAGGATTTTCCGGCCCGGCGACCACAATTTATTACCTTATACCGATGTTGGTCCGTCACCACTTGAGTCTGCCAAGGGGAGAGTCTTATTGTTTTCATATACGATTCGGATTAAGCCATCTAAAGACTTACCATCCTTTCCGGTAAGTTCGGTTGCTTTAAGATCAGGAAGAATTTTGGCTAACAAAACTTTAGCAGCTGCTATTCTAACCGATGGATTATTACAACTCAAATCATCCACTAAGACAGACAATATTTTACCAAAATACCTTTGGATGCTTCTTCTCATTACTCTTTTGGATACAGAACCCCCGTTGGGTAGGTCTAGTGTCTTGTCTCTTAATATTTCACGTCTAATCATAATTTATTCTACCACTAATTAAAAATAACTTCAGCAACATCATTCAAAGTAGAATCTTTTGTCCACTCAGATACTTCTAAACTATCTAAAAAATCTTTACCACTTACCACTAACGTCTCTAGCCACACCCGGTCCACCCCCAGCCCCTCACCCCTATCAAACAATTTTTGACAGGCCTGCAACAACCGACCTCGCTGATTTTCATTTGCCTTTCTATATAAATCAGAAACTCTTTTTAAAGAAATAAGTAATTGTTTAACTTCATCATTTTTGTTTGTCATGAACTCTATGATTATTAACTTTTAAATTTCTTTCTTCATCAGTTTTAATTTTATGGCAATTAGCACACCTAACTTCACATTTGTTTATTTCTTTTAAAATAGATTTCCAAGCATATGTTCTATACATTTGAGAAATAATATGTTTTTTATTATACGATATATGATCAAATTCTAAGACTCTTGTATCTCCATTACCACAATCAACACAAGGATGTGCTAAAAGATAATTTTTAACTAATTTCTTATTAAGTTTAAATAATTTCTTTTGACGTTTTCTTCTATATTTTCTAACTGATTCTGGATTATCTTTTATCCACTTTGTTACAACAACTATTCTTTTGTTTCTATTTTTTTTATACCATTTTCTACATCTCTCTGAATTTGTTGTTGCCATATGTGATTATAACATTATTTTTAAATATTGCAAATATATAGTAATAAAAATTAATAATTTTTTAATAAAAAAATAACGTGTGCAAAATGCCCTTTATATATAAAGGATTGCATACATCAATCCTTTTATATATTTTTTAGGGTTGCCAAACACAACGTGTGCAAGCCTTTGCACATTTTTAACAAGGAAAGATAGGTAAAATCTAAAACGTGTGCAAAAACGTGTGCAAACCTCTTGCACATAAAAAAACGTGTGCAAAGGCACTTTGCACACATTATTATAGGATATACCTTTTTATACATATTATTTACACACATAAATGACACTTCTACCGGTCTTCATTTTCTCAATTGATCCACTCTCCAATAAGTTGTTTATAGCTGTCACAATAGTCCTTGATCCAACACCATTTTGGGAAACACTATCAATTACATCTTTTCTATTTGCGCTTGGGTTATTTTCAATATAATCAAGGACTAACTCTTCAGCTATTTCAATTTTTCCTTCTTCATCATAGTATTCCCCAGTCCACTTAACTTCACTCACATAAGTTTTATCAGGGTTATAAACCAAAGGCTTAGTAACCAATTCAATCTTAAAAGGTTTTAA